AATGCAACAACAGACGATGCTGTAAATGGTATTAAGACAGTATCATTTACCGAATCTGGCGTATTATATCGTCCAACACACTTTGTGTTTGATGAAACATACTTGACTTCACCTAGTGGTTTGTATAACAACATAGAAATTATGCCTGTTATGGATGAAACCACAGATACTTTAACCTTATCTTTGGATCTAGGTTTGATGCCGCAGAAGTCGATCAAGGCGGCAAGTGGTTCTTATAATAGCAGTCGTGGTGGCTACCTTGCAACCAATCTAGTGATCCAAGAAGGTCATGTCGCCGGCGTTGTTTCAGGAGGTTCTGGTGTATCTAGTATACCATTCTCCGCAGTAGTAGCAAATTCTGGTCTAAATTATTTTAATACAATATCAGCAAACGGAAGCATTATTTCTTCAAGTGGAGCATCAAATATAAGTCTTGTCTCCGAAGGCGATGCTACTCTTACAGTTCTTGGATCTACTATTAAAATAGGTGCATACTCGACACTACAATCAGACGATGATCCAACTCTTGGTGGTAATTTGGATCTTAATGGTTATTATCTTAATAATGGAGATAAGAAGTCTCTATATGTCAGTAATAATCTTCTTCTCTCTTCAAATCATTATCTGAACATTCTTAATGATACATCCAAGATAGAATTCAAAGCACTTAGAGATACATCAACGGCATCTTCTATTGATCTTGTTCTTACACCATATGGAACTGGTTCTGTAGTTTCAACTACATTCTCTTCAAATATTTCAAATAATCTTAAATTGAAGACAGGAACGAGTGATGGTAAGATTTATGTTGATGGTAATGCAGCAAATTATACTATAATTAGTTCTCTTGCTTCAAAGAATCTTTACCTGTCGCCAGGAACCAGTTCTACTGATGTGACTTTCTACTTCGACAACGGAAGTACAGCACAAAAATTAACCACCAGAAGAAATGGAAACGACACCGCTCTGATTCATTCAAACAGCACTGGTAATATGATACTTGTTGCTGGTTATACTGGAAGCACAATTTCTACTGGTTCTTCTTATATCGACATATACTCAGATATAAGAATGCACAGCAGTAAACAAATAACATCTTCAGACAATATTATTAAAATAAATACAACTGATACTGGTTATTTCAAGTTAGTTGGAAGCACCAATTCCAATATTCAACAAGTATATTCAGATACTTTGAATACAGGTGTTTCTAGAGTAATAGATCTATACACTATTGCAACTATAGGTAAAGCAGCAAAATATCTTGTTCGCGGTGAAAACACGGGAGATCCAAAGGACTCCTTCTTGATAGAATTTAATGTAATAGTAAGTGGCACAGATGCACAATTTGAGACCGTTTCTAAGATATACACCACGGGTTCTCCAGACACCACAAAGAATGTTGTGCCATCCGTGTCATCTAACGGAACCAAGGTTACTGTCTCCCTAAATACTATCAGCGGAACATACAATCTAACTGTATACAGAACATCTATTACTTAAGGAGAATTTTGATAATGAAAGTGCATTTGGGTGAAATTTATGTATCTACTTCTGTTATGAATAAATTAATAGATGCGGAATTACCAGCAAAGGTTTCTTTCCGATTGGCCAGATTGATGAGAGAAATGAATGAAGCGTTGAAGCATTTGGATGAGGAGAGAGCAAAATTAATAAAAAAGTATGGTAAGGAAAACGGAGACGGCAATATTACTGTTTCTGAAGAGAACAAAGAACAATTTGTAAATGAATTTAATGATCTTTTGGCGGAGCAGATCGACATTAATTGGGAAAAGATGAACCCAGAAGAACTAGGTGATACTCCTCTAAGTGTAGGTGAAATTTCAAAAATTACATTCTTATTCGATCAGTAATTTGTCGTCTCCTCAATTATAAATAATAGAAATTGAGGAGATAAAATGACCCCCACTTCAAGAGAAGATCTCAAACAATACTGTCTACGAAAACTGGGCTATCCAGTAATTGAGATTAATATAGACGATTCTCAAATTGAGGATCGTATAGATGATGCTCTGCAATTTTTTGCAGAGTATCATTTTGATGGCGTAGAGAAAGTCTACCTCAAGAAGCAAATTACCCAGACCGATATTGATAGGGGTTACATCGAATTAACAGAAGCAACCGTTGCAGATGAAGCAAACGGGATTGTGGAAGCACCAGCATTAGATCCTAGCGGTAATTCTATAGTAAGTGTAGTGAGATGCTTCCAGTTATTTGATACTCTTGGTGGAACTGGTATGTTTGATGCTCGCTACCAGATCGCTCTGAACGATCTGTACGGATTGAGAACAAACACATATAGCGACTCTCTAACCATTTACAACTATACTCGTTCTCATATGCAGATGCTTCAGGATATGTTGACACCTGAAAAGACTGTAAATTTCAGTAGAGTGACAAATAGAATTTATGTAGAAATGGATTGGGCGGGTCAAACTCGTCTTGGTGAGTATATGCTGTTCGAAGCATACAAAATTCTTGATCCACAACAATACGGTGAAGTATATAATGATCGTATTCTAAAGGAATACTGCACAGCAAAAATTAAAGAACAGTGGGGTGCAAATCTCGCTAAGTTCTCTGGTATTGTTTTGGCTGGAGGTATTACTCTGAATGGACAGGACATTTATTCAGATGCAAGACAGCAAATAGAAAAGATAGAAAACGAAATACAAAGCAAATACGAAACACCACCTAACTTTATGATAGGTTAAAAATGCCAGTAAATCCATTCTTTACAAACTACGGCTTCAAACCATCCCAAGATTTAATGGAAGATCTTATGATCGAATCCATAAAAATCAAAGGATTGGAAGTTTATTATATACCCAGAAGATATGTGGAAGTAGATGATCTATTTGGCGAAGATCCAAATTCGAATTTTGATGTGTCATTTCCTATTGAAGTTTATCTTGAAAGTTTTAATGGGTTTGAGGGAGAACGAGAATTAGTCACTAAATTCGGTATAGAAATAAGAGACAATTTAACTCTCACAGTGGCAAAGAAAAGATTTGAACAAGAAGCGGCAAAATTACAATCTCTACCTGATCGTCCAATAGAATTAGACGCACCGAGTATGGGTGATCTGATTTATTTTCCTTTGTCCAAAGGTTTATTTGAAATAAAATATGTGGACAATAAACAAGTCTTCTTTCAGGGAGGCAAGTTATACACATACAAACTAGAATGTGAACTCTTCAAGTATTCTATGGAAACTGTAGAAACAGGAAACACAGAAATAGATGGTATAACAGAAAATCTACTAACAGAAGTAGTGGATGCAGATGGAAACTATGTTGTGGACGACAAGACAAAGAACGACAATCAACTTTTAGACACAGAAGGATTGAATATCGTAGATTACTCTGAAATTGATCCATTCTCGGAGGGCAACTACTGATGTTTACTGATTTCTATCACGGTCTAATAAGAAAAACCACTGTTGCTTTTGGTACTCTTTTCAATAACATCTATATCAATAGGGACGATGGAAACGACACTAAAAGAATAAAAGTTCCTTTGGTTTATTCTTCCAAGGAAAAGTTTATTCACAGACTAAACAAAAGTCTAGCAGATCTGAACAATCAATCTCTTCAGATTGTGTTGCCAAGAATGTCCTTTTCTATTACTAATTTTCAGTACGATCCAGAAAGAAAGAAAAACAGCATCAATAAAAGATACAGAGAGACTTTAGATGTAAATGGTGATATTCAATACAACTATCACTATAGTAATGTTCCTTACAACATAGATTACTCTTTGACTTGTTATGCTAGAAATATGGACGACGGTTTGCAGATCGTGGAACAAATTTTACCATATTTTACTCCAGAGTTTACCGTAACAATTAAACCTGGCGTTCTTTCCGATGAAGATGAAAAATTAGATATACCTATTGTTCTCACTAGTGTAGCAAACGAAGAATTATATGAGGGTGCTTTCTCTCAAGAAAACACAAGAATGCTCACTTGGACTTTGAACTTTACAGCAAAAATGATGGTATATGGACCAGTCAAGTCTCAAGGTCTTATCAAGAATGTAGAACTCAATATATTCGATTTGGAGTTGTAAGATGGCCAATAGAAAATACTGCACAATTACAACAAGACCCATTATTTACCTAAAAGACACTAATGATGAATATGTATTGGACACTAATGGTGATAAAATAATAGTCGAAGATGATTATACTAAAATTAGTTCTTCGGATGATTATGATATTATAACCACAATAGCGGAGTTTTTTGAATGAAACATTTTGAAGTATTTGAGGAATCCACCGATAAAAGAAGAAGAGTGGTAGATCCTGTAGTTTATGCTTCTTCTGAAAGACAAGAAGAACTTATAAAAGCAGGAAGATAT